ATTTTGACATAATCAAGGGATGAACAAGATTTTTTTTGTTTTTTCAGATACAGGATATTTATAAGAAAGATTAACAATAAAAAAAATAAAAAACAAATATTGACATGGCAGATTTATTAATGAAAATGCCGGTTCCTTACGAACCGAAGAGAGTTAACCGATTCATACTAAGATTTCCCTCATCATTGGGTATCAACGAATGGTATGTAACTTCAAGTGCTAGACCAAGTGCAAAAATTAATTCAGTTGCGATTCCGTTCATCAACACATCAACATATGTTGCTGGTAGATTTGAATGGAACGAAATAAGAGTAACCTTCAAAGACCCAATCGGACCTTCAGCCGCACAGGCATTAATGGAATGGTTCCGTTTACACGCAGAATCAGTTACAGGTCGTATGGGTTACGCTGCCGGTTATAAAAAAGATATTGAATTGGAAATGTTAGACCCAACGGGGGTTGTGGTTGAAAAATGGATACTTCAAGGTACCTTTATTACCGACTTAAACTTCAATGAACTAGATTATTCAAGAGATGATATTGCATCTATTACTTGTTCATTAAGAATGGATAGATGTATATTAGTTTACTAATCAAATAATAAAAAATCTGTCAATAAAAGGTCTCTCAAAAGGAGACCTTTACTTTTTTTATAAGTTTTTGTAAATTATACTAGTTATAAAATAAAAAAATATGGATGAATTTAGAGTAGACCCAACAATTGCGTATGATGTTGTTGAATTACCTTCAAGAGGTATACACTATCAAAATAAAAAGAAATCATTAAAAGTTGCGTATCTAACCGCTGCAGATGAAAATATCTTATCTGCACAAAACTTAATTGCAACCAATGGTGTGATTGAAGAACTATTAAAAAGAAAAGTTTTAGATAAGGATATCCAAATTGATGATATTGTTGAAGAAGATAGACAAGCGATTTTAATTTTTTTAAGAAATACCGCTTTCGGTCCAGAATATAAATTATATCTACAAGACCCGAAAACAGAAAAAGAATACACGGCAAGTGTTGATATGAGTGAATTAAAATTCAAAGATTTTAATTTAGAATCAGATGCAAATGGTGAATACCCATATTTTATGGAAAAATCTAAAGTTCACATTACTTTCAAGTTTTTAACACCAAAACAAGAAAAAGATTTGGAGGATTTAAAACGAAGTTGGAATGGACAAGGTGTTGCACCTGTTGTTACCAAACAATTGGAAATGATGATTAAATCTGTTGAGGGTAATAGGGATATGATGAATATTCACAACTTTGTAGAAAGACTTCCAATAAAAGATTCACAGGATTTCAAAAAATTTGTCAAAGAAAATAAACCAGGATTAGATTTAGTAAAAAAAGTAAAAACCCCGTCAGGAGAAGATGTCGATGTTGAAATCGGCTTCGGGGTGGAGTTTTTTCGTCCTTTCTATGGATTATAAGAAAGGTCAATTAGACGAAATTTTATTTTTAATCAAAAAAGGTTTTAGTTATGGTGATATTTTGACGATGCCAATTTTTATACGTAGATATTATGTGGAATATATTCTTGAATTGGAAAACAGTCCTAAATAGTATTTATAAGTATGGCAGCACCAAGAATTAGTGATATTAAACAAGGACTTTCTTATAGTAATTTTAAGAAAGAGTTCATGGATTGTGATGAGGTAAAAAATAATCCCAGTCTATTAGGTCAAATCGATAACTATTGGACCGCCTATAGTGCGACAGAACAATCTAGAACACAAACAACGGGAGGTACTGGTAAGGTTACATCAGCCACACAATCAACAGTTACAGGATTACTCGGCACCCAAGATATTAGTAGGTCGGGTGCTGGATATCAGATGTCATCATTGGAAAGTGGTCAAGATACTATATTTCAATTAAGTTCAATTTCTAAGGGTTTATTTGATGTAATGAATCAATCAAAAAATGTTGGTGATGTGGTTATGAATTTAGCCGGTGCTGGTATATCGGAAGTAATGACAGGTGTCCAACAGATATTAACACAAGAAGTTAATTTACGAAATAAAATAAATTCACAACTTGGTTTAACGGGTGAACTATCAAGGGAAGCTCGAAATAACATAATTGAGACCTTACCCGCAGCAACCGCAATGGCGTTTGGTTTTGAGGACGTTAGTAATTATGCTGTTTCATTAGTAGAAAATACAGGTAAAATGACCACATTTGGTGCGGATGTTTTACAGGAATCCCAAAAAACGGCAAGAGCTTTCTATGGTGATTTGGACAAGTTAGCCGGTGCTATCGATGGTTTTGAAAAAGTTGGCATTGGCGCGAAGGACGCAATAAAAGAAATTGATAAAGCGGGTAAAAGTTCATTAGCTTTAGGTTTAAATGCAAGAAAAGTCGTATCTGAGTTAGACCAAAATATGTCTAAATTAAATTCATATGGATTTAAAAATGGTGTGGAAGGTTTAACAAGAATGGTTCAAAAATCCATTGAATTTAACTTGAATATGTCTACAGTATTAAAACTTGCTGATGACGCCATGGACCCCGATAAAGCGATTGCGTTGTCCGCCGAATTACAAGCAATAGGTGGTGCAATTGGAGATTTTAATGACCCACTTAAATTGATGTATATGGCAACAAATGATGCCGGTGGATTACAAGACGCATTAATTGGTGTTGCAGGTTCATTAACAACATATAATAGTGAGTTAGGGAAATTTGAAATCTCAGGTGCCAATTTGAGAAAAGCTAAAGCATTAGCTAGTGAACTCGGTATGAACTATGAAGAATTAGCTAATACCGCGATAAAGGCGTCCGAAAGGTCTTCAGCTGCTACTGCTCTTTTATCTTCAGGTTTACAAATCGACGAAAAAGAAAAAGAATTCCTTACCAACATTTCTAAAATGGAAGGGGGTCAAATGGTAATTGATGTACCAAAATCTTTAGCGAAAGAATTAGGTTTAGAAGACACAAAAGTTGCCCTTGATGAATTAAGTCCCGCTATTGCTAAAGGTTTAATAGAAAATCAACAAGCATTTGAAAAAATGAGTGTTGAGGATATTGCAAGAGACCAATACACAACCACACAAAATATACAAAAAGATGTTAGTGCATTATTGACTTTAGCAAAGGTTAGAGTTGCGGGTGGATTAAGAGAACCCTTATCTCAAGTTGATAAATATTTAGAAGAAAAACTTGGAAGTAATTTAAAAAAGACAACAACAGCCGAACTACAAGGAAAAGAAGAACTTGGTGCGTTTTGGAAAGAGGTTGGTAAAAATGCACAAGGACCTATGGTTAAATCATTTGAAGAACTACAAAAAAGTGGAATGATTAGTCAAGATGCATTAAAGGGTGTAAAAAGTATTGGGGGAGGTGAACAACAGGTGACCACAAAAAACATTAACCTAAATATTAAATCAAACGATGCGGTCGTTGACGCAACAACACGAGCAATAGTTAATAACCCTTCAATCGCTAATGATATTGCAAATACTGTTTTGCCAAATGAACTTGATTACACCTCAACTACATTACCAACAAAATTCTATTAAAAATAAAAAGTTTCTATTTATAATATAAATGCCAACATATTTAGATTTTAACAGTACGAAAACTTTTAGAGATTTTTTAATATCAAAAACTCTAAACAGACCTAATGGACCTCAAACGTTCACTAACGCGAATTATGCTGTTCAAAGTCTGAGTAATTATGCTAACGTTGACCCGGGTGATGTTAAAACAAACTGGGCAGTTTATTTTGGTCAAAATTTTATTAATTTATATTTACCACCAAACAGTACAATTGAAGAATATACCGATACATCATTACCAAATTTGGCATTGTTAAATGGTGGTATTTTATATGACGGGTATTTTAATTCATTTGAACCACAAACAACTAATTTAGTTAGTATTATGGCAGGACAAAACTTCGATGACGATTCGAGGTTAATGAAATTTGCGACAACTAATATTAGAGAAAATAGATTAGGTCCCGTTTTTGCTAGATTACAACAAAACTTAGAATCTGCTACCTTAGGTAGAGTTAGGGCTCTTGACGCTTTGGGTGGTAACGTCGCAACTGCAATCAATATTGTAACAGGTAGAGAACCTTTAGTTGAAAAAAATTATAAAATCACCGTTGCCAAAAGTTTATTAGGAAAGGGTGTTGATTTTATTCAAACAGTTGCGGGTATCGAGTCACCATTTAGTGAAATACCGGGTGATTATTTAAGTAACCCTAAAAACCCAATCATTAACAGACCATCACCTAAAACTGAAGCCGGTGCAATATTACAAGATGTTACAGGTGTTTTAGGTAGTTTAGTCGGAATACAAAGAAGACCAAAATTAGGAAGAAAACCTTCTGATTTGATGATTGAATATATGGGTGAGGGTCAAAAACAAATATTATTTGACCAATTAAGTTATTCAACATATGCACCAAATTACACAACAACCGCAAGGTCTCAACAATCATCAAAATTATTCAATTTCGCAAACAACGTTGCGGGTGGAATTAAAAATGTTTTAGGTTTAGAAGCACCAAAAGGTGTTGCATACATTGGGGACGATAGAAGCGAAGACGTTAAATATACAATGTCCGACTTTAATGACAATATGGTCAAGAGTAGTTATTTCTTGAGTGTGATGTTTGACCCAACGCAAGCCGCTTTATTTGAAAGACAAAGAAACATATCTCAAGGTGGACCAATAAGTAGTAAGTTAACTTGGATTAGTAAAAATTCACAAAACAAAATCGGATTATGGAACCAAGAGTTTCAATCAAGAGAAAGTGATGCTTACAATAATTCAATTTCAACAAAATATGGATTTAGAGAAGATTCGATTTTAGGTAAAACCCAAGAAATATTGGACTCAATGCCTAAGGATGGTCAAGCGACGAGAACACACGTAGGTAACGTTATTGACCAAACAAGTAGAATCTTCAAAGAGGGTGAATCAATGTTGTCAAGAGGTTCTGCAATTAAGTTTGTTGATAAATACAAACAAGAAACAGGTGCAGAATATTGTAGAGTTTGGACAAAAGATAGGTCTTATATGAATTATTCTGACACCATGAAAAGAACTGCTAACATCAGAAAATTTGATGACAGTATATTAGGTGGTGACAGTAGACCTTGGAACATTAATATTGCTCCGATGTCAAGTGGAAACTATGATGCAAAAAATAGTTTCAAAAATTCATTCGGTGCTAAAAACTCAACAAACATATTCGAATCACCAACAGGTGACGGATTCTATGCTAAAAAATATATGTTCTCAATTGAAAACTTGGCTTGGAGAACATCAAACACACCTGGTTTTACGTACAATGACTTACCATTCTGTGAAAGAGGACCTAATGGTGGTAGAGTTATGTGGTTCCCACCATATGATTTAAAAGTTAGTGAAAACAACCAAGCCAGATGGCAAGACAATACTTTCTTAGGTAGACCCGAACCGATATACACATATCAGGATACATCAAGAAGCGGACAACTTTCATTTAAAGTAGTTGTTGACCACCCAAGTATTTTAAACCTATTAGTTAGAGAATACTTCAAAGGAATGTCAGATGAAGAATCTGAAAACTATATTAATGCATTTTTTGCGGGATGTGAAGAATTAGATTTCTACTCATTAATTAGAAGATATGCACAATTAGATACAAACGACATTAAGTTGATTCAATCGTTTTTAAATAAAGGACAAAATCCTGAGATTATAAAACAATATAAAGTTACCACAGAGTACCCTGTAGAATCAACACCAACAAATACAACACCTCAAGGTAATGATGCAGATTCAAAACCTGTTGATGAGGTTGTAATTAAATTAAAATACGAAAATGATAGACCAGGTCCGAGTTTAGACCTCGACACCACTAAAAATTACACAGAACTTTACAACACATATAAAGTTAGAAAACAAGATTATATTACAAAATTGGGTTCCGCTTTAAATACTTTAACTGGTTTAACACAGACAGACCCACAAGTAAAGAAAGAAAAATCATTTATTTTTGGTGACGAAAATAAGGTTGTAACTCAAGATGATATTAACTTCCAAGTTACAAAAATTGGTCAATATTTTGATGATGCTCAGACTTCATTCAATACATATGAAACCACACTAAATAATTTAATTACGGATATTTCGGGTAAGACTGCCGACACTATTAAATTTCAGATTCTATCTTCTTGTTCCTCAGTTGCTACAACTGATTATAATGAAAGATTGGCCTTAAGAAGAAGTCACTCAGTTATCCAAGATATTTTTGATAGATTGACTGCTAGTGGTGGAAAAAAAGAATGGCAAATTAAATGGCCAACAAATTTGAATTTAGTAAATAAAAATAATTCCGAAAATGATAAGGAAGTTATACAAAGGGGACAACCTATAGTGGTTGTTAAAGAATATAGT